CAAGGCCTTGGAGCGAGGCATCGTACGCGTCTGCGCTGGAGACATACACAGGGGGCTCGGGAGGAGCCTGATTTTGCATGGCCTGCCCCGCAGGCAGGCCCATGATGCCTTCATCTTCCATAGTTGTCCTTTCCGCTATGGGCCACTGACCCTACAAGGGGTCGCGCGTCAGGAAAGGACGCGTAGATGGCGACTATTATGCTGTGAATCATTAGTTTCTGTCTACTTCTAGGTAGGATAAGTGAAAGACGACGCCGCTTTCAGAAGACTCCACTTCAAGCCCATCGGTCGCCTCCAAAACACAAGGCACCCCACTAAAGACGTCCAAGGTGGCGTTGACGGGCAGGAAGTTGTCCCGCAGCAGGTGGTACCCTATCGATCCGCCCAATGGGTAGGTGATGACGGTGACGGTGGCGTCAGAAGAGTTGGCGTTTGTCACCCGCAGAGAGTTCAAAATAGCAGTGTTCGCGGCAGGGACGGTGTAAAGGGTATGGGCCGTTGTGGCTACCGCGATGTGCTGCTTTCGTAGGTATTTGTTCGCCATCAGTACATCTCCGCAGAAACAAAAGCAATGGTCATGATGACCGAAGCAATAGCAGGCCTAGTTGGGCTTGCCCCTGTTGTATAACTTTCTAAAAAGGCCCCCGTTCGATCGGACCACCAAGCCATTTCAAGGTATTCCGTCGTGGCGTCGTTAACCGTGAAAATACCCGTAATCGCAGGGACAGCGTGCGACCAAATGGTGGCGCTTTTTCTTGCCAGTAGGTCAAAGCGGGTGTTACTTAAAGGGTAGTTGACTCCCGTATTCTTTGCCCAGACCTCAAATTCCCCTACGGCGTTGTCTTGGTTAGACACCTGAACGCGGAAGTTGACGAGATATTGACCGGGGTAGTCGAACTGGATCTTCGAGGCCCGTGATCCGTTGATCGTGGTGCTTGCGGCAAGCTGGGAGGTATCGACGGTGTATACACCTACGCCGCCTGTGGTGCCACTGACTTGAGCCACGATCCGCGTTCCAGCGGTAATGCCTGTTCCGCTAATCGTCATGCCCGTAAGAATGGTTCCAGAGGCCACCGCGGTGACGTCTAAAACGGTGCCCGCAAGTCCTCCTCCGTCGTCAATCTCACCTGTGAAAACAGCCTCGTGTGACTGCACTTCAATCCCGTATTCAAAGATAGGGTTATCAAGGGTAATGATGTTCTCGGAAGTGGTTCCAATATTGGCTTGGTCTTCTGCCGACATCAGCATGGCGTAGGGCAACAAAATGCCTGTACTAGGCTGAAAGCCTCGTGTGGTTCCCGCAAAGCCGCCACCGGCTGACCCGCCCCCTCCTGAAAACCAAGACGCTGAAGCCCCAAGGTTTTGATCGACAATTGACGTGTAGGTATTATTTAACTGAAAAATAACCTGTTCGAGCGAACGAATGAGCTGGTTAAATTGTTCTGCGCTATATCCGGCAGTGGCCGCGTTAGGAAGACGGACATTGTTAATCTTGCTCATCTCATCCCATCCGGCTGGGCATCAATTCGCATCGTCCCAAAGCGCCAATCTGTGTCAAGCGCGCTGCTTTCGATCCGCAGGCTGATCTGACGGCCTCTTGCCCGAGTGTCGACTTTGTCCGTCGTAGGAGTGATCACATAAGGATCCAATGAGCTCGGAACCGCAGAGGCCTGCGGGTAAGGACGGAGGAGCAGATGCACGATGAGATTGCCCTCCTGATTCTTAAAGTCGGGGATAAATCGGCGCATGTAAAGCATCTGATCGCCATCGCCGATGTCAAAGTATCCAGATGTAACGAAGGCCGTTATAGCCTCACCGTCACCGTTTACACCGTCTTCTTGGTTGTAAATGCGCGATCGGCCTGCCGTTAGCCCATTGATGGTGCTTATGGTTTCTTGAGTCCCAGTCGGGTCAAAGCTTGTTGCCAAAGGCCTTTCAAACGTGCCCAAATCCGTCCAAGCAGTGCGAGCCATTGTGCCCACAGACCAGACATTTTCGAGGTAATTGAACGTAACAAAGCGGTCAATGTAGTCATTTCCATCAGAGCAATACCACCATGTAATTTCGTTAAATTGAGTGTTAATTCCAACGTGGATTTTCGTAACTTGCACAAGGTTGATGTCATTAAAGACATAATCCTGCACCGTACACGCGAGCTTTTTCACCGTACCGTCAAAGACATAGAATGAGTCTTTGCTCATCCAGTACGCCACACCGTTTACGTCCGCGGAAGCATGAGGGCCGACTAGGCCACAGTTTGCACCAAGCTGTTGGAAACCGAAAGTATAAGGTGGTCCCAAATATTGCATGCCGTGCAAGGATGTGTCTGTCCAAATCAATATCTGACCACGCGATCGCAATGCCGAAACGATCTTATTTCCGTCAGTCAGCCGTTGGCCGCCCGCGGTGTTGGTTGCTGTTGCAACAAACGTGTTGATATCTTCTTGGCTCGAAAAACGAACAAACATCGGATCCTGCGTAGCAGGGCTTCCAATGGTGGATTCCGTCCCGAAGCAGATCAAATGCCGATCGGGAGTAGAAACTAACGCGTAGACACTTTTAGTCGGGGCTCCAGAGATCGCCGTTGCGCGGGTGGACAGAGAACCCGGTGTCCATTCGTACGCTCCCCCATTGACAAGCTGGAGAATGAGATTCTCCCCGTAACTATCAAACTGCCACACGCGTGAGAAGAGTGCGATTCCCGTACCGCTGGTTCGCGGGGTTCCCCACGTTTCCGTGCCCCACGTAGAAACGCCCCAACCGTAGTCGAAATAATCGACCGTGGAGCCTATGTTGATCTGGTAGGCCGCGTCGGCCGTCCCTGCCGCCGAGACCGTTGAGGTCGCCGCTGTCGGCGATTGGATCGTGTACGCATCGTTATCCACCACGGAGATGACTTCAAATTCGCCGGTTAAGCTGGCATTAAGGATCCCGCCTGGGTCCCCTGTGACGCTAGAAAGGGTGACAAAATCGCCAACAATACAGCCATGCCCCGTATCGTTAACGGTCACCGTTGTCGAGGTGTCTACGGTGTCAAAGGTGACTCCAGAGGTAGTTGCTCGAATTGGGGTAATGTCGCCCCAAGTACCCCCATTGTAGATGTACACCTTCCGCTCAGTGCCCATGACCAAGTAAGGGGTTCCATCTAAGGCCGCCCAAGCAAAAACCTCACTGGGCATGCCCACGAAGTAAGTCGGACTGTCGTTAAACTCGGTCCATCCGCCTAGCTTTTCTGGCAATCCGTAGCGAAAACGGATGTAGTCGGAGTCGATCCAACCGCCTTCTGCGCCGTATTCGGTGTTCTGCTTGTCTACACCCGGCTTGAGAAATAATCTGAAGTATGCCATGGCCGCATATTACTTGATTGGGCTACTGACTAGCCATTAGCGTTTCCTTGCCGCCCTCATGTTATCCACGAGGTTTGGGTAAGGGCGTCCCGCCTTCTTTGCCATGCGTTTGGCCGCAGCCTTTTTAGCAGGCGACAATGGCTTGGATTTGCCCAGCCCTTTCGGACGCTTTTTGTCCCATACTTGTTTCTTCATCGCATCTTTCCTCAGTAGGACCACACGTTAGGCCGAGGGGCCTCTTCCAACATGTCAAGGTGAATGAATCGTCCGGTGCCTTTCTGGTTGACACCAATCCCCTTAAAGCCAAGCTGAAAGGCAAGCTTGAGAATGTCGTAGGCCTCCTGCCCATCGACGCCCACATCGCAAGCCAAACCGGAAGCGTGCGCGCCAGGCTTTGATTTTTTCGCCTCGAGCGGATGTTCTGGGCATCGATAACCGCTGGTGATCCGCATAGGCTTACCGTACTGCATGCGAAAAGCCTGAAGCTTCCCCATAAACTCCGGCCTCATCTCATTCTTACCGCAGTGCGAGCAATCAAACTCCTTGGCACTAAAATTTGGATATAGGCTCCAATCCATTACTTCTTCCTCATGTCCATGATCTTCTCGAGTGTACGCCCGCCAAAGTACGCGGACATCACGAGCATGCCCCACTGACCAAGCAGGGTGACATAGGCTTCAGCCACCTTAACGCCAAACCCATCTAACAGGGCCAGCCCCAAATAAGCTGTCAAAATGTAAGCCAAAGTCATAGGCCGAATGTTTTGAGCAAGCCAAGAATTTGTGGCGGCATCGGCCTGCCAACGGTGAGTCACATTGTCCTGCTCAAGACGGTAGAGTTCCGTCTCATTCGCCATCTTTAGAAGCTCGCCTTCTTGAGCCATTTTGGTCAGCTCAAATTGCGCTTTGGCCTTGGCCTCTGGATCTGGGATCAGCTTATCAATGAGCTTACCGGCGAAGGGAAGAAGTTGTTGCCACATCTATTTGCCCATCCGTTCCTTAATACTTTGCCCAGTTGCTTCAACAGAAAGCCAATCAAAGATGAAGTACACCCCTACGCATAGACCAAATA